CCTGTGGTGTGAAGATTGCTATGCTTTCGGGGACAATCACACCGTTTATCGTGATTCCGATAGCAATGGGAGTGACCTCGCCGCCCTCGGGAATCTGAACATTCGCCTGTACCCTTACATTGTATCTTGCGAATCTGCCGGATGTGCTACCTTTCAGATTAAGAACCCCTACCGCAAGAGGAACTACATTTCCTGTGTTGCAAGGGATAGAAACCGTGCTGAATGGTATGGTGCCATTAATGGCAACTAACGCATCGCTCGTTGTTACATATTCTGCCATAGCACACCTCCTTAATTCATAAAGGCATTTCCGCTACATCCGCATCCACTGTTGCAGGTGAAGATAGGAGTTCTTCCGTACACGGGTGTAGAGGGAACAGGGCAGTTGGAAAGTCTGTTGTAGAGCTGATCAACTTCATCGCTGAATCCCTGCTGAATGAAAGCATTCTGTGCGGTCTGTGACTCACGAAGGGTAGCCATGTTAAGCTGCTGACGAAGCTGTGAAATCTCATCGTTCTTCGCATCGATCTTATCCTGGCAAAGCTGATCCTTAATGCTCTGAATGCCGGAATTAACAAGATTGAGAATGCTCTGGGTGTTCTGTGTATCGTTTGCTCTCGTAGCACACTCCTCGCTCGCAAGGGTGTACTTAAGGTCAGCGATGTTCTCTCTGTTTTCACAGCAGCAGTTCTGAATTGCGGTCTGAACACCGAAAATGCTCTGCATATTCGCCATCTGACGAGCATTCGCACCCTGTTCAACACCCGCAAATCCGTTGGCAAGTGCCATCTGCATATCGGAGCAACATCCGCAAAGCTGTGTTGAAATTCCGTTTATGCCATCACGAATTGAGGTAATGCCATCATTGAGCATAGCGTTCTGAAATCCGCTATTAGTGTTAGCATTGATGCTGTTCTGTCCGTTGAGGAGCCAAGGGAAATCATAGCCAAGAGCCATATTTCCAAAACCGCCTCCAAAACCATTTCCCCAACCGCCTCCGGCGAAAAGAAGAAGAAGTATGATCCAACCCCAATCGCCACCAAAGCCGCCGAAGCCACCGTTGCCATATCCCCCGCCATAAGCAGGTGCAACAGGCATTACCATTCCGCTTTCGTCTGTAAGTGCCATAATTTTTTCCTCCTATAATTTTTGTTAGGTTAGGGATATCACTCGTACGCTGTGAAATCCGTATATCAAGGCTCGTCAGCCTTAATTTCATCTCATTCTCTGTGAAATCTGCTGTCTGATGTTCGGGTTCTGCCACATCTGCTTGACCTGGTTCACCTGTGCTTGGTTTACTCTGCCCGAATTGAGCAGATATTGGGCAACATCATCGGGTGTCTTAAGGTTCTGCAATTCGTTCGGATTGATGTTGAACCGCCCCATCATGTTCATTATGTTAGTCGGTATCATTGCCTTCCTCCTTCTTGAACTTTGGTTTCGACCTGTCGGTGAGGTTTTCAACCCTTCTTCTGATGTCCCTTATTTCTCTCTTGGTATTTTCAATTTCGGCTTTTAATTCATCGTAGGATATTGTATCTGACTCTTCTTTTGGAAGCTCGCTCTGGGCAGATTTCGGCTCTTCCTTGACCAATCTGTACTTATCAAAGGTAGGGTTATCCAACTGTGAGAAACCCATTGTCTTTGTATAGATATACGGAGCGGATTCGTCCTTAAAGGTCACACTATTCCCGAGTGCGACAGGATAATTCCTCGCATACTCCTCGTTGGGAACTTGCAAGAAGCCGCCGCTCTGGATCTGCTGTTGGGGCTGTGGCTGAACATTCTGAACTTGCTGATTTTGCATCGGATATCCATACTGCGGATATTGATACGGATTAAAGAAATTAGGCATTGACTACTCCTTTCAGTTTTTCAGATACCAAACATATATTGGAATTTCATTACTTGAGTCCCAAGCATCATATAAGTCACCGTCAACAACTGTTACAACATGATGACCTGTGCCCAGGACAAATACACCTTCAGGGTTATCTTTGCAAAACATTCTCATGGTATAACAATTAGGGCAAACATTCGGGATTGTCTTGCGATAGAATCCTCTTTCCCGGAGAACAGAACCCCAGACCGAATCAGCGTGAGGCATATCTCCCATAGCGAGTCCGTTTGAGCAGATCATAATATATGCTGTTTCCCAATCGATATCGAGTGCCTTGGCAACGGCTCTGATCGAGCAATCGTCCACGCTTCTGCCTGTTGGGTTCGGATTATACTTTACCCACATTGTCATTTCCTCCATTAAGGAAATGGTAAAATAAAAAAAGCCCCTTGACGATGAAGTCAAGAGGCATTTTGCGTGGCAAATTTCGTGCATATTTCGTGCAATTATTCTATTTTGATGTGCGAAAAGATTATGCGTTCGGTTTTATAGACGATGTTCTTCACTTGTCGAACCGATAATTCAAACTCTTCCGCTAACGGCTCAAAGCATATTCCGTCAATCAACCTTCTTTTTATAATCTCTCTGTCTCTCTGTGCATTTCTTCCGATGATCCACTCATCGATAAGGGATTCGATCTCTGACCTTGAAAGTTTTCCCGAAATCATACATCTTTCCATTTTTCATCGCTTTCAACTTCTTCCTCTATGTGAGGCTCGTTGCGTTTATTGTAGTCATGGTATGCGTGTATAAATATCTGTAACCACAGAATATTGGTAAAAATCAGCAGAAACAGGGTCAATACTAATGTGCATATTAGCCTTCTGATTTTGGTTTTCTGGGATGTGGCTACACTCTCCGCAACTAAAAACGGAATCATAGCAACACCGTCATCACGGTAAGTGATATATTTAGTCATTTCTCTTCCTTCGTGAGTTGTTTATAAATCTGATTTGCTCCTGTTGCCGCAAGTCCCGACACGATTCCGACAGCTATTGCCGTGATTATATCTGTGGCAGGGAAGTCCGGCATCTTGATGAAGAAAGCAACAATTCCGAGTGCAGCCCCACTTCCCCCACAGATTATGGGAATGAACTTGTCATCCAGGGGAGAAACCTTCACTCCCTGTCCGATCAGATAACAGATAACCGATATAGCCGCTACACCTACGATTCCAAACATAGACACCTCCTTAACTTGATAATCCTAATCTGCTCGCTAAATAACCAATAACTATTGATAATACGGCTGTGATTGAGTATGAAACCACTTTTCGCCACATATCACCATCTCTGGCTTCGAGAACCTTCAAACGTTCGCCTTGCTCTTGCTGTTCCTTTACCATGTGCTCCATATTGGTAGCAAGTCTTTCGACAGAAGAGGTGAGATTCAGTATCTGACCGATTGAATCCTCAAGAGTTTGGATCCTGTGATTCTGCCTTGTGTTTTCATCTTCCATTCGCTTTAATGTCTCCTCGAATACTTCTTTCAGTACAAAGTTATCCATCTCTCACCTCATATAGCTATACGATTTTCATATATTCCAAATGCGACATAGTGCCAATAATACTTTGGATTGTCATTTCCAAAAGTTTCTCGCAAATCTTTGTATCGATCCTTGTATATCTGTGGATCAAAGTTTGCGGATGCCTGTCTGAACTCATTCATTCCATACAAACAGAAGTGATTCCACAGTCCCTCGGGGTTATGCCCGATGACAGCTTCAAGGTCTGCATATTTGTTCACATAGAACTCGGGATCAAAGACAGGTGAATAATCCAATCCATTAAAAATATATTCACCTATTGGTTCGTCCCATTCCTCAAGGAGAAGGTTTTGGTCAACTCTTACCCCGGAAATGAGCGGACTACGGAAGTGATTGACCTTACCACCACCGAATTGCCACATAGCGATCTTGTTTCCGCTATTCAGAGTCGGAGCAAGAGTTGAATACTTTGCCACCCAATGAGGATATTGTGAAAGTCTTTCATCCTCAAACTTCGAATTGAAATGACTCTCGGAAGAGTAAATTCCGCATATATATCCCGCATTGTTAAGGATTTCGCAAAAAGCGAGAATTATATTTGTGAGCATGGTCTTGTCTTGGTTGAGCATATTGCCCTCAACATCATAAAAGACCGTTTTTATATCCTTTCCTTTCAAGAGTTCGATAAAATGCTCTGCTTCTGCAATGGCTTTTTCAAGCGTGTAGCAATCCCCATAGTAATATGATGCAATTTTCCACGATCCATCTTTTGCCTGGGTGAAAAAGTCATTAAACAGCGGATCAGAGTAATTACCGCCACCACCTGCTCTAATTATGATGTGATCAAATCCCTCTTCTTTCGCCTTGGCAATAACAAGCCCTTTCTGATGGATAGAGACATCTATCGCAAAAGCCGAAAATGGCTCATTGGGTTTCGGTTCTGATCCGTAATCAATATAAGGTGTCAGTAGACCATAATCCGTCCAAGAATACGGACTTTTCTGACCACCCTTGTAAAGATATCTTCCACCCTTCTCATCGACATAGGTGTACTGAACCTTCGATGCCCAAGCTCCTGTGCATTCCACCACATTAAAAATCTCACCTTGGTAGCTGAAGTCTCCGATGTAAACTCCGGCATGAGGTGAGTTTGAAATATATAGGTATGTACCAGGTTGCTTAAGTTTTGAGAAGTCCTTTGATCTATCCGTGCATTGCATCAGCAGATGATAACCATCCACATCTCCTGTGGGAAAGTCCTTGGGCGAAACATAGTACCCGGGAGTGCGATTGTCCGTCCATCCACCGAGAATTGCCTTGATCAGATTCCAACAATCGAAGGAGAAGCGTGATCCGTCATAATATCCGCAATTATACGGAAATTTGTTGTTGTAGTAGTTCGGGACATCATGGGCAAGTTTTAGTTTTGATATGAAATCATTAAGTTTCATCATTTCATTTGCCATCCTCCTCGGCAAGAACAATCTCTGGATATCTCAACGCCTTAACCTCATGTCCCATATCATCAATGATGGCACACACGATGCTTTTGATATCTGCATTCTGTGTCGCATAGAACAGTTCATAATAAGCCTGTCCTATGGCTTTGTCGTAATTATCGTAGTTGTCTAATCTCCTCACGATAGTGTTGTCGGTTAAAGTCTGAATTACGATTAAGTTCATAGTTTTAAATTCTCCTTTTAATCTGTGGTTTTCGTGTACTGTATGGTCATTGTTAGAAGCGTAATCGCCGAACTTCTTGTGTGATAAACTTGCACATAAGAACCACTATCACAGTTCGCTGATATAAAGTTCCAACACGTTCCCGACCCATTCGTTCCAACAACACTTATAATTGCCTTTTTGTCTGTTGTTGGAATTGTTGTGTTAGTCCATGTGTTTGAATTTACTGTGATTTCCGACCCAAAATCTGCGGTTATTTGATATAAAGGCTTTCCGAGATATGTTCCTATAACCTGTTCGGTCGTGGAGTAGTGAGCCATCGGTATACCGTCTGTATTCCAATTGCCCGAGCCAGCAACATCGGATGATTTAGTATATTGAAGTGTGACATATCCGCTACCACTCCATGATAAGCCTGTGGAACAATAGAGCTGTAACTGACCGCTTGAACTAACCTTTACTCTTAATGAGGGGTCAGTTATCGCATAAAAGATATTTGACTCATTTAACCAACCGTTAAGATAAACAATATCCTCATAATCCGATATAGTAGCGATTGTGGCAGTCTGTCCTCCCGAAAGATTTACAGTAAAGGGGAAACTCTTCTGATATAGAGGCTTATTGTTTCGCCAAATTCCGATCATTCTTTCGTTGTCGGAATAGATGGTAGGTGTGAATATGCTTTCTGTGCCTTGAATTAAGCCATAGACGACATAAT